GTATATTGTAGCTCAATGCCTTTATTCAAAAAAGAAAAGGAAGTACAGATCATAGCAGGTCGTGAAGTCAAAGAAGCATTATGCCAAGAGTGTTTTAGTAAGATGTTAGCAACTAAATAAAGGAGAGAAACTATGTGTTGGGGATCAAAGCCACAAGCGCCGACAGTAACAGTAGCACCATCAGTAGCAGCAACGCCTACAGTGTCACCATTGCCGTCACCTACACCGACAGCAGTAGCTTCACAGACAAGTCAGGCAGATAGGAAAGCTAAAGCAAGAGCAATGACACAGTTTGGTATGAGATCAACGATGAAGACAGGCCCACAAGGCACAGGTGTTCGTATGGCCGGTAAAGAACAAGCAGGGAAGAAGAAACTCGGAGAATAACTATGCCAGCAATAATCAATAAGGATGCTGAGAAAAGACAATTTAAGAAGGGTAAGTGGTCAGATACAACTCTTAATAAGACTAAGACAGCCGGTAGGGGAAAGTCTTTAAAGACTGAAGGAGCAAGCTGGACACCAGCTTTCAAAGACTTATCTGATTATATATATCCGACTAAAGGTTTCTTTCACGCTACGACACCGAATCAAGGAAAGAAGATAGATCATAAGAAACTAATAGATAGTCATGCGACAATGGCAGTAGATATCATGGCTTCTGGTATGCTATCAGGACTTACATCACCAGCAAGACCTTGGTTCAGACTCGGATTATCAGAGCTTGAACTAGCAGAGCATAAGCCAATCAAGATGTGGCTTGAAGAGGCTTCAGATATTATCATGAGCATATTCCAGAGAGCGAATATCTACAATATGCTAACTACTTGCTATACAGAGATCGCGACTTTTGGTACTGCATGCGCATATATTGGCGAAGACTTTGAGAAAGTGCTATCTACAAGAAGCTATACTGCCGGCGAATACTTCATTGGCAGAAAAGAAGATGGGATGCCTAACGCTTTTTATAGAGAATACTGGCTAACAGTAGGTCAATTAGTAGAAACATTTGGCTTAGAGAACTGCTCAATGACAACTCAACAGCAATACAACAACAATAAGCCAGATCAATGGATAAAGGTACATTTTCTGATTGAAGAGAACGATGACAGAATACCTTCGTTTAAAGACTATTCAAATATGGCTTTCAGAAGCGCTTACTGGGAAGAAAACACAAAAGATGACAGCTATCTTAAAGTAGGCGGATATGAAGAATTTCCAATCATAGCGCCACGCTGGGATGTAACCACGACAACAGATTCATTTGGTAGAGGCCCAGGTTGGAAAGCTTTAGGCGATGTTAAGATGTTGCAAAAGCTTCAAAAGAATAAGCTTATAGCTTTAGATAAACAAACTAATCCTCCATTACAAGCAGATGCATCAGTAGTAGGAGAAGTCAATACGCTACCAGGTGGAGTAACAAGATTCTCTGCTCAACTCCCAAATGCTGGTGTGAAAACGACTTACGAAGTTAATGTAAACATGAAGGACTTAGAAGCAACGATAGATAAAACGAAAGATGCTATCGGAAGATACTTCTTTACCAATCTATTTCTGATGATGATAGATGCAGAGAGATCCGGTAGGGAAATGACAGCTACAGAGATAATGGAGAAGCAGGCAGAGAAAGTAACGCTATTAGGTCCGATATTAGAACGGCTTGAGAAAGAATTGCTTGACCCTCTTATTGAAAGAGTATTCAATATTGCACTTAGAGGAAACCTTTTACCACCACCACCGGAAGAGATGAGAGGCAGAAACATTAAGATACAGTACATCTCAGCACTAGCGCAAGCACAGAAAATGGCTGGGATAACAAGTCTTGAGCAATTCACAGCAGGAATCAACGAAGATATAACCATAGATCCAAGCGCTGGTGATATATTTGATCGTGATGAGAAGAACAGAGCTAAAGCAGATATGCTTGGTATTCCTAATAAACTGATCAACTCTCCAGAGAAGATACTAGCGATACGCAAAGCAAGAGCAGAGCAAGCAGCAGAGTTAAAGAAACAAGAGAATATGCTTGCTACAGCTGAAGCAGCAAAGAAAGGCGCAGGTGCAGCTAAAGACTTAGCTAATGCACCAGTCGGAGAAGGTACAATGCTTGATCAAGTAGGGGAATCAATCAAACAAGGTCAAAAATAATGGAAACAGAAAACTTAAAAAAAGATGAATTAATGTTGCGTAACAAGAATTTCTGTGACGGATGCGAGCATTTAAAAGACTGTGGAGTCTTAGGTGGCTTAATGAGATGTGAGATATATCGCAATGTAAGAACGCCGGAACACGCAGAGTTTCTTGCGAATAAAGGTTCTGGTTATTTTCCTAGACCAGAGAGATGCCGGGAAGATTATCCATGACTAAAATTAATGATGTCTTTGAATCAGAACAGCTTAACGAAAAGAAAAAGTCTGAGCAAAGACGCATAAGAAGCAAAGAGATAACGGATGTTAAGAGTCTTTTAAAAAAACCAGAGGGCAGGAGATATATATGGCGACTATTAGGAAAGTGCGGAGTGTTTCGTAACTCGTTCAGTCTTAATAGTAACCAGACTGCTTTTAGCGAAGGCAAACGGGATATCGGACTCACAATATTAGATGAGGTAAACGAGGCCGACATTACAGCTTTCTCGCAAATGCAGAATGAGCATATTAGTGCTTTAAAGTCTAAGAAGGAAGCGAAAGATGCTTAGTGAAAAAAGAAAATTACAGATAAAAACATGGCAAAAGAACAATTCTGATAAAGTTAGAGAATATAATAGACGCTCTGGCAAAAAACATAGAATAAAGAGAAAGCTATATATGACTGAATGGAGAACAAAGAATAAAGATAAAGTATTAACTCAAGCTCGAAATTGGAGAAAGAAACACAGAGAACAATTAAGAGAGTTATATAAAAGATTTCATTTGAAAAATAGAGATAAAAGAAATTTATTAAGTAAAGCTCGTAGATGCGAGGGATTAACAACAGAAACAATTCAAATGGTCTACGAAGATAATATTAAGAAATACGGTACACTTACTTGTTATCTTTGTTTAGAACCAATTCTATTTGGTAGTGACCATTTAGAACATAAAACCCCGTTATCAAGAGGAGGAGATAGTAAATACTACAACTTAGCTGTTTCTTGCCAGCGATGTAATTTGAGCAAGGGTAACAGACTGGTTGATGAGTACCTGTCTACACTTATTGGTAACAAATCAAAGAAGGAGGCCACTAATGGCTGACGAAGTAATTTCCTCTGCAACTCCAAACCCAGAGGGCGATAGTTTATTAGAAGGAGCAGGTACAAAACCAGATGGTTCGTTGTTAGAATCAGCCGGTAAAGATGAGTTAGTAGCAAAAGAAGCAGAAGATAAACGAATATTAGAAGCAGATGATGCAACTCTCTCGGAAGAAGATAAAGGGAAAAAGGAATCATTAGTTAAGTCTAACGAAGAGAAGAGGTTGCTAGAAGCAAAAGAGGAAGATTTATCTGAAGAAGATAAAGTGAAGAAGAGCGATATTGTAAAAACCAAAGAAGCTGCAGCCAAATCTGTTGAAGTGCCGGAGAAGTATGATATTAAAGTTCCTGAAGGGATGACTGTAAATCAAGAGTTACTTGATAAGATCAGCCCTATTTTCAAGGACAAGAAGGTATCTCAAGCAGATGCACAGAAGATTGCAGATGCCTATTCAAGTATAATAGTAAAACAAGTTGAGGCGCAGAAAACAGAGTTCGAGCAGTTCAAGACAGATTCAAGAAAAGAAACTCGCGAAGCTTTAGGAGCTGATGCAGATAAGAAATTAGCTTATGTAGCTAGAGCGAGGGATGCATTCTTTTCAGAGGAAACTAGAGAAATGCTCACAGCCAGCGGATTAGGTGATCACAAATCGTTCATTCTTGACATGATCAAAGTAGGAAAGCTCATTTCAGAGGACAAGCTTGTTGACGGTAAGAATAAGCAAAGCCCTGATGGAGCTGGAATAGAAACAGTGTTGTACCCGAATCAAGGGAAATAGTAACATTTTGACAAGCAGTATTAAACAAGGAGAGTAAAAAATGGCAGTATTATCATCTGATAGACTGACGCTTCTTGACTTTGCGAGAAGGATAGATCCTAACGGCCAGATCGCTAAAGTAGCAGAAACGCTCAATCGATACAACGAAGTACTCGATGACCTTACTTTTGTCGAGGGGAATTTGCCCACTGGTCATAAAGTGACCTTAAGGACTTCAATTCCTACACCAACATGGCGTCTTTTAAATCAAGGCGTTGTCAGGACGAAGTCAACCACAAACCAGATCACAGAAGTTTGTGGGATGTTAGAAACATATTCAGAAGTAGATAAAGACCTAGCTTCGCTTAACGGAGATACAGCTGCATTCAGATTCAGCGAAGACCTTGCACACATTGAAGGTATGAATGTAGAGTTTGCATCTACATTAATCTCTGGCGATACATCTGTAGATCCAGAGAAGTTTGTAGGATTAGCACCGCGTTATTACAGCGTCAGTTCCGGTACTACTTACGGAAATGTAATTGATGCAGGTGGAACCGGTTCAAATAATACATCGATCTATCTGGTAGGTTGGTCACCACAGACCATTACTGGAATCTTTCCTAAAGGTTCAAACGCTGGTTTACAGGTTAAGGACTTAGGAGAGCAGACAGTATTAGATTCAAGCGATAGGCCATTCCAGGCATATAGAACACATTTTCAATGGAAATGTGGTATCGCAGTAAGAGATTGGAGATTCGTAGTTCGTATTTGTAACATCGATATCTCAGCTCTTGATACAGCAGGTGATGCATCTGACACTTCAGCTAACATTCTAAAGAATATGTCAGTAGCTTTAGATAAGTTACCTCCAAACGGAATGGTAAAGCCAGTATTTTATTGTAATAACAGGGTCCGCGCTATGTTAAGGGTCAAGTTATTAAACAAATCAAATACTTATCTTACCCTATCTGATTGGCAGTCACCGATCTCTGGTCTTAACAGACCGACTCTTCAGTTTCAGGGCGTACCTGTTCGAAGAGTAGATGAAATCGGAATAGCAGAAACAAGAATCACTTAAGAATAGTTTAACAATTAAAAGGAGGTTTCAATGTTAGATGCTTATTTAGTAATGAGTGATGCGCAGGAAGTATTAACTACTGCTGCATCAACAAGCTTTATTGACACGCTTGCAGCTGGCGATGCTATATCCCCAGGAGCAAGATTAAAAATCTTGGTCAATAGTGCCTTCACTACAGGCGATAGTGCGGATTTAACTGTCGCTTTACAAACTGATGACAACTCAGATTTTTCTTCAGCAACAACTTTGACAACCACATCAGCTCTTGCAGTAACTTCTATTGACGCAATTGGAGATAGCATTACTGATATAGTAATTCCGCCCGTTTGCGAAAGATATGTCCGCGTATATTATACTGTCGATACTGGTAGTTTCACAGCCGGCAAACTAGACGCAAGGATAGTCTTAGACACAGCAAAGACAG